CCAATCGGTCAAGAACCAAGTCTCTCCTCTGTACTTGTTGAATGCATATGCCTCCAGTTTTCTCTGTGACAATGCCCAGTCGTAATATGGGTTGGTGATCTCGTTGAAGACCATAATGATCCAATGTAATTCAGAATCACCATAAATCTTGTCTGCAACCATTTCAGGAGTGTCGCCGTCACTGATTTGGTACTCGGCAAACATCTCCGTGTTGTTTTTGATATAATCTCTTACCTTGACTCTGGTAACGATATCAACTGCAACCTTGGAGGTGGCACCATTATCAAAAGAGTATCTGACTTTGGGAAATTTGCTGAAATATGACATGGATCAGTATCCTATCTTGACCTTGTTCCTGTTGATTGCTTCAAGTTCGGCAAACGACAAGGTTAGGTTGATCATGGCTGGTGCACCATCAGCGAAGAATGCCAGTCTATCCTGTGGTGTATACTCCACGTTCACTCCAGTCAAAACGCATCTTCCGATCTTGTTCAACCACTGATTCTCTCTTGCAGTGACTCCACCATATTCGGCACCGAAGAAAGACCCGATTTGCTGGAATGGGTTGAGAGAAGGGTATGTCAGATCGATGTATGTGATCTGGAATTCTGAAGGCATGTTGTAGAATGCCTGATTCGGTGTCACTTCTGGGTGAGCATGGAATCTGAACAGCTTGATCATCTCCATGACATCATGAGATTCTTTCTTCGACCTAGGGAAGAGGTTGAAGGTGAATTCGAAGGTCCTGAAACCGACATCATTGAACAACTGCTCCTTGCGTGGGTTTCTGACTGCTCCAGTCACCGCATTCAAAGCAGCCTCTGAGTTGAGATCAGTCCCCGCGATCTCTGCCAAAGAGTCAACGAATCCAGCAGCCTTGCTTGCTAGTCCTGGAACGAGGGATCCGATCTCCGCGTTCAAGATACCCTTCATCAGTGCGAAATCTTGCTCTGAATAAGTGAGAGAGTCCGTGTTTTGAATGCCAGTGGGCATGTAGAGTGTCACCTTGTCGAGAGATTGCTCTGTCGCTTTGCCCAGTCTTGTATCTTCAGTGACCACATCTGCTTCGAACTCTGGTCTTTGATTGGAGGCATCAACAGCACCGCCAATCGCCGAGAGGAGTTGGTCTCTTGCGTCGGTGATGTTTCCATTGGTCAAAATGCCACTTGCAGAGTCCGAGACATCCTCTTTGATGCCTTGGATGGCGTTCTTCGCGTCTTCGACACCGAAGATCTCTTTCACACTTTGAGTGACGTCTTCCATCTTCGCTGGTTTCTTGTAGAAAATGTCGAAGTGGATGATGTTCCCCTTGGTGGGGTTGTTGTGCATATCCTCTGGGAAGACAATCACCGTGGGTGTGCTTCCCTTGAGGTTATTCAGATTACCAGAGTTTTGGAATGAGTCGAAGTATGCAGCATTACCAGCACCATTGATGAAGTCTTGGATCTGTGCATTGATCGACCCACTGTCATTCTGGATCGGACCAACGGCACCTTCTGATTGTTGGAATGATGACATAACACCTCCTATCTTTTGTATTTATATAAATAGAGAGCCATGTCGTACAAAGGAAAATACAAACCGAAAAATCCCAAAAAGTATCTGGGAGACCCATCCAAGGTGGTCTACAGAAGCCTATGGGAGAGGAAGTTCATGGTTTTCTGTGATGAAAACGACTCTGTTCTTTCTTGGGGGTCCGAAGAGGTGGTGGTACCATACCGATCGCCGAAGGACAACAAGATGCACAGGTATTTCGTGGATTTCATAGTGGAGCTTCAGAAGAAAGATGGTACCAAAGAGGTGTCGTTGATCGAAATCAAACCAAAGAAGCAGTGTCTGGAACCGAAGAATCCTGGCAAAAGGACGAGGAGATTCCTAAACGAGGTGATGACCTACGGGGTCAACCAAGCAAAGTGGAAAGCCGCCAGAGATTTCGCAGAGAACAGAGGTTGGACCTTCAAAGTCTTGACCGAAGACGACCTTTTCAAGGGGAAGAAGAATGGCTGACGACTACGAAAGGTACTTGGCAGACATTGAAGCATTTGCCGACTTTTTTGGTGTGGACAGCAAGCAAAGAAAATCTCTCGATTGGTTCAAAAGCAACATCCAATACATCTACCGAAGAGGAGACATCAATAGAACAGATCTCCTCACCGAAGCGAAAGAAGAGAAGATCCCAGAAGACGGAAGGCCTGGCAAGTTGTACATGTTCAGATATGTCCCCAAAGGGAAGGATACCCTCCCGTATTGGGACAAGTTTCCTCTGGTGATGTCAATGACATACAAGAGGAAAGAGATGTTGGGTCTCAATCTTCATTATCTTCCTCCTAAGTACAGACTGGTGTTGTTCGACAAGTTGCTCAGAGTTGTCAACGACAAAACCATGGGTGACAAGGCTAGAATCCTCGCAACTTATGATATCATGAAGTCCTCATCTAAGTACAGATTCTTCAGACCGTGCATCAAGAAATATCTGAGGGTCAAAATGAAGTCGCCTCTGGTGATCGTTCCCCCCAAATACTGGAACATCGCCGTCAATATGCCTACAGAAATGTTTATCAAGGCCAGCAGAAACAAAGTGTGGCGCGACAGCATAAATAAAATCAGATAGGAGAGTCTATGCCAAGAATAGACAGAATGGTCGCCAACATCAAGAAGTTCGGGGTTTTCACTCCGAACAAATATCTCGTTGAGTTCTCAGGACTCATCGGTGCCTTCGATCTGTTCATGAATAACAGGCTCAGCCTGATGTGTAGCAGGGTCAACGTCCCTGGAAGGTCCATTGCATCGGTAGCAGACACCAATTCTCTGGGTGCACAGAGAGAGGTACCGTATGCTCCTTTGTACGAAAACGAAATCAACTTCGAATTCTACCTCGCAAAGGACATGTGGGAGAGAAGAATCTTCGAAGCTTGGATGGATGCCGTGGTTGACCCTGCCAGCGGCAGAATGGCATACCCCAAAGACTACAACTGTGACGCATACCTTTACATCCTGAACGAGTTTGATTTCCCCCTATACCGAATCAGACTTGAGAATGTGTGGCCTAAACAAGTCGCTCCTCTAGAGCTGGCAAATGATGCTGGTGGAGATGTCGCCAAGCAAGCAATCACCCTCAGCTTCTCAAGGTATGTCCCGACTATCATCACCACTGGTGGTGCAGTCGCTCAGGAATTCCTCTACGACATTCCAGCAGTAAGAAAGTTCGACAACAACGTGGGCGGACTCATGAACGATGCTGGAATCTTCGGTGGTCGCTTCGGCAACCCTCTCAACTTCTCACAACTCTTCACATCATGGGCAGATGCTGGAGCGATTGTCGAGAAGCCTTTGCAAAACTTCAACCTTGGTGGAATTGGCACCGTTATTTGATCTGGAGATAGAACATGGCATTACCGACAATCAGCACTCCAAAGTATGAAATGAAAATCCCTAGCACTGGGCAGAAGGTGACTTACAGACCGTTTCTGGTGAAAGAAGAGAAGATCCTTATGATCGCTTCTGAATCCAAAGATGTCAAAGAAATGTCCAAAGCAATGAAAAATGTGGTAGAGAGTTGTTTGGAGACAGAGATCGACGTCGATTCTCTCACTGTCTTTGACCTTGAATACATCTTCTTGAATCTGAGATCACGATCGGTTGGGGAAACAGTGGAGGTGTCAATCAAATGCTCCCACTGTGACAAGTCAACTCCAGTCACGGTTGACCTTAGCGATGTAGAAGTGACCAAGCAAAAGAAATCAGATCTGAAGATCGCGATTCAAGATGACATCGGGGTGGTCATGAGATATCCAACGGTCGATGACGGTTTCGACCACGATAGCAAAGACCCCATGAAGTCCATCATTAGATGCATCGACTACATCTACGACAGCAGGCAGGTGTACAAGGCATCTGAGTCGACTCCAGCAGAATTGAATGAATTTATCGACAGTCTGAATCATGAGCATTTGGGAAAGATGCTCAAGTTCTTCGAGGAAATGCCGAAAGTGAAGAAGAAGATTGACTTCAAGTGTCTTCACTGTGGGGAGGACGACAGTTATACGGCTGTTGGAATGGCTGATTTTTTTACCTGAGCATGAGTCATGATAGTTTGACCAATTACTATCAGACCAACTTCGCGTTGATCAACAACAACGCGTATTCATTGACGGAGATTGAGAACATGATTCCATGGGAGAGGCAGATCTACATCGCTCTCCTTACCAACCACATCAAAGAAGAAAACGAAAGATTGGAAAGAAACAGCAATGGCAGATGACCCAAAATCAATCGCAAAATCTCTTTCAGATCTTGTCGATCATCTCAAAATGCAAAAAGAGGCAACTGAGAAGGTCGGTGATGTCGTGGAAAAGGGGATCCAGGACTCCAAGAAAGACGTTCTCAAGACCAAAGAGGCAGAGCAGGAGAGACAGAGCTCATTGAGTAAGATGTTCAAATCTCTGAACGAGACTATGGACAACCTTCTAGGGGCGGTGGCGAAACCAGTGACAAAGTTTGGAAAGGGGTTGGGTGGATTAATCAGTGGACTGATGTTGACAGGGTTCGGGTGGTTGACCTCGATCTTTACCTTTTTCAGTGGAAAAGGACCCCTGCAGGGTGTCTTAGACAACATCCTCTTGTATGCTGGAAAAATCGAGCCTCTCTTGGGACCAACTGGAAAAATAGGCAAGCTTTTTAGCAAGTTCTTGGGTCCATTGAGTGCAATGATCACCTTTGCCATCGGAGCATGGGAAGGCTGGTCAAGTTCAGAAGAGAGTGACATCGGCAGAAGGATCATCGATGCACTGCAAGGTGGCGTCGCACAAATAATCAGCTCTATCACCTTCGGACTTGCTAGTTACGATATGATCTCTAACTTCATTGATCCTTTCTTCGAAGAGATAAAATCAGTATTCACTAACATCTCAAGCATCATCACCGACCCAAGCACAGGATGGGTGGAAAAGGTAGGGTTGGTGTTAGACGAGCTATGGTTCAATGTCAAAGAGGCATTCGTTTGGTGGTATGGTATGATATGGGATGGCATGAAGTATGTGTGGAGTACCATGGCAGACTTCTTCTCAGACCCGCTACCAATGTTGGAAGATGCTTGGAATGCATTAGCCAGTGCTTTTGAGATGGTGGGGGAATGGATCTGGGAAAACTTCAAGAGACCCATCACATACTTCGCCATGCAAGTAGACAACATCTTGTCGGTGATCAAAGAGACCTTCTTCGCTGCTATTGGTGGCATATTGGAATCATTCGATTGGATCCCTGGAATCGGTGACGACCTTCGAGATTCTGCTAACGAATACTACATGATGGCGAACAAGGAAGCCGCCTCCAGAGCGGAAATGACAAGAGCATATGAGAAAGCACTGGCAGATCAGAAAGAGGAAGAGTTCCAAGAGAATCTGATCGCACAGAGAAAGAGGTTAGAGAGGCTCAGAAGGACTGGTGTCGATGATGCCACGTATCAGAAAGAGATCGATCGACTCGACAGGAGATTTGAAGATGCAGATCAAGCGGCAAGAGCAAGAGAAGCACTCGGAAGAGAAGGACTCCTGACCGCATCTGCTGAATTGGCAGAGAACAGAACCAAGATGACCGTTGGTGGCCAACCAACCACCAACCTCGTACCAGTCACCACGACTGCCAACGTTCAGAACAACACGTTCACTCAGTCTCCGATAGAACCTCGCAAGAGGAATTACGGAGGAAGGGAAATGGTCCCTGCTTTTTAAAAGATTTGGGGGGTGGTCCTAAGAACCTAATATCAAGATTCGTTCGCTAGTCTCTCGAAGTAGGACAGCGCGTCATCTTCGTCATCAGTATCAGTCTTACTGACCTCCTTCTCCTCACTCTTTTTCCCGAATTGCTCTCGACGGGCAGAAGCGACGTCCTCGTTGACGTCTTCTGCGGAGTCTGCGATGTCTCCACCACGAGCACCACCAGTGAGGACCATGTTGAGACGAGTCTTCAGCTCATCGTAGGACTTGAACTGATCCTCGCGGGTGAACTCGGCGAGTGCGTACTGCTGGTTCCAGATCTTCTCCAGAACCTCATCATCGTCATGCAGAGCACTGGGCGACGCGAACTCGCTCTTGTCGTAATTGGTGAACCCAGCAACCTTGCGGATCTTCAGCTTGAAATTGGCACCCTTCCAGAAATCGAAGGGGTTCACGGGATCCTCATCCGCGAATTCAGGCTGGAGCGATTCCATGATCTTGTCGAAGATCTTCTTGCCGAACTTGTAGAGGAAGACCTTACCCTCATTCGCGGGATTCTTGGGGTCCTCGACCACCATGATGTTCGCGATGTACTGCAGACGTCGCTTGCGAGCGCGAGCGATGTCCTTATCTGCCTCGTCCCCGCTGTTCCAAAGCTCGCTGTTCGCTTCGCAGAGAGGGCACTTTTTGCCGATCGTGGTCGGACAATTCTCGATGTACCACCCACCTCGACCCTTGAATCCGTGGTTGAACACTCGGACCCACGGCGTGTCCTCGCCTTCGACAGCAGGAAGGAAACGGATCACCGCGTATCCGTTGTCCGACTTGTCCATCTCAGGCTTCCAGAACCGATCGTCCTTGTAATTGGTCTTCTCGGTGGACTGGATCTTCTCCAGCTGGGACATGATGTCCTCAACCTTGCCCGCGTTCTTCTTCATGCTGCTAAAACTCATGTGTCGCTCCTTTCAGTTTCGTGTGTGACTTGAGTTTCGT